ATCAATTATTTATTATTACAGATGATGGTACTGGAATGAATATTAAGAATACTGGTGAGGTAGGAATCGGAACTACATCGCCATCAAATTTATTAACTCAATACATAGATAGTAGTGGTTCAAATTATCATCAATTTATAAATTCTACAACTGGAACGACGGCTTCTGATGGTAGTGTAGTTGGTATAGATTCGGCTGAACAATTATTACTTTGGAATCAGGAAAATACTGATGTGATATTTGCTTCAAACAACGCAGAACGTATGCGTATCACAAGTGGGGGATTGGTAGGAATTGGAACTACATCACCTGCGACAGGTTACCAATTAACATTATCAAGTAGCTCTACTGCTGGACTGGTGTTAAATGATACTGGGCAAAGTGGGAATTATCAAATAGCGGCTAATGGTTCTACATCTTATTGGAGATTTGATGGTGACAATAGTAAATCAATATCTTTAACAAGCACAGGTCTAGTTGGTATTGGAACAATTGCGCCTGCAAATTTATTAAGTTTAAGTGCAAGTGGTACTGTTACAACTAGATATACGTCTAGTGATACTGGTGCATTTTCTTTGTTACAATTTGAAAATAGTGGTAGTATTGTATTTTCTGCTGACCACGGTAATACAGCATCAAATAGTGATATAATTTTTAAATCTGATGGTGCTACAGAACGTATGCGTATCACAAGTGATGGTGATATTAGAACAAGCACAAATAGTCATACACCATATATACAACTTGTAAATAGTGGAAGAACAGCAGGAAGCCCGGGCTATACTTTTAATAATGACGTAAATACTGGAATGTTTCAACCATCAGGAAGTGCAGATACTATTGCATTTTCTACATCAGGTTCAGAACGTATGCGTATCGATGCAAATGGTAATTTAGGTATAGGAACAACGTCGTCGATAGTACCAGTTCACATTGTGGGTACTGCTGTAAATAATCCATCTAATGGAAATGGGGGTTATGAAGTAATGCAAATATTTGACGATACTGCTTTTACCGACGGCGTTGGTGGTGGTATTGGTTTTGGTGGTAATTTTACGTCAAGCAATAGTACAATATTTTCAGAAATTAGAGGTATAAAAGAAAATAACACAGATAGCAATTATGCGGGAGCTTTGTTGTTTTCAACAAGAGCAAATGGTGCTAATATAACAGAAAGAATGCGTATTGATTCATCAGGAAACGTAGGCATAAATAAAACAGCACCAAATAACAAATTGCACGTACACGGTGGTGGTATTGAAATTAGTTCATTTAACAATAACGCAGGTTTTGTAATGAATTATGGTAATGCTACTGGCACAATAAATTTTATGAATCTGATATCTAATGGTGTTTCTGCAAACATAGGTCAAGTTCAAAGACAATCACCTAATGAAGCAGATTTATTTTTAGGTGGTTCAGGTGGTAGAGTTATGACTTTAACAAGTGATGGTGATGTACTAGTGGGAACTACTACAAAAAATGTTTATTTGAATACTACTGCTAATGATGGTGGTATTTCTATGATGAAACAAGCAGAAGGATTTAGGTTAGATGTTGCAAGAGATGGTAATTGTTATACTGCAAACAGACCAACTACAACTGGTAATGTATTTGATTTTAGACAAGCTGGAGTTCAAGTAGGTAATATATCAATAACAAGTTCTGCAACTGCATATAACACTTCATCTGATTACAGATTAAAAGAAGATTTACAAGATTTCAATGCTTTAGATATTGCATCTAAAATTAAGATGTATGATTTTAAATGGAAGGCAGATGATTCAAGAAGCTATGGTGTTATGGCACACGAACTTCAAGAAATATTACCACAAGCAGTAAGTGGTGAAAAAGATGCAGAAGAAATGCAATCAGTAGATTATAGTAAGTTAGTACCTATCTTATTAAAGTCAATACAAGAACTGAAAGCAGAGATAGACGAATTAAAAAAAAATAAATAGTATATTTGTATAAATTAAATTAAAAAATTATGGCTAATACTTACTCTTGGAATTGCAAAACAGTAGATTGCTACCCTACTTTTGATAAAGAAACTGATGTTGTTTATAACGTGCATTGGAGAATAACTGCAACAAGTTCTAAAAAAGATGATGAGGGTAATCCATATATTGCAAGTTCTTATGGAACACAATCTATTTCTACAGATGATATTAAAGACTTCATTCCATTCGCAGACCTAACAAACACAACTGTTACTGGATGGGTTGAGACAACTATGGGTGATGATGAAGTTGCTGAATTAAAAAGCAACTTAGATTCAAATATTGAATCACAGATTAACCCTACTTCTGTTACTCTACAAATTGAAAGTGATAGTGTAGCATCTGAAGAAGAATCATCAGAAGAAGAATCTGAATAATTCAAAATAATTTTAATATTGTTTCTTTAGTTTTGTAGTATTATATGTTTAACAATTAAATTTTAATACTATGCCTTCAACTGGTTTAATGAACGGAACTACCGTTGTATTAAGTATCAAAAATGCTGATGGTGGGAGTTACTCTCCTATTGGTCATGCAACGTCATCTTCAATTAGTTACTCTTTAGATACTCCTGACGCGACATCAAAAGATTCAGGTGGTTATAGAGAAATTATTGCTGGAACTAGGTCACTAGATTTCAGTTTTGATGGTTTTGTGGCTTACGATGATGCAACAAATCTTGAAGAATTAATGGTGTTTATTAATAATAGAACAAAAGTAAATTGCAAGTTTGCAACTGCCTTAACTGGTGATGTTGTTTATTCTTGTGATGGCTTTTTAACATCAATAGAGTATGGTGCTGATAGTGAATCTCCAGTAACATATTCAGGAAGTTTTTCTTCAACTGGTAGTGTAACTATTGGAACTAATTCATAATTTTTAATTTACAATTATTAATTGTAGATTTACTTAATGAATAGCAAAAGAGGTTACGTAGAGGTAGAGATTGGAGGGAAATTAAGAACCCTCCACTTCTCTATGAATTTTTGGTGTCACTTTACTGACACATTAAACATAGGTCTAAATGATTTAGATAAATTTTTTACTGAAGGAATAAACATTTCTACAATAAGGTCTTTAATATATTCAGGTTTGATTGCTTATGACCAAGAAGAAAGAAACAATATTGATTATACTATTTATGATGTTGGCTCTTGGCTTGAAGATTTTGATTCAGAGCAACTTACCAAAGTTATGAATACACTTTCCCAATCTAGAATACTAGGTAATGACCTTAACATGGGAATAGAAAGAAATAAAAAGAATCAAAAAAAAAAGTAGATAATGATGGCTGGGAGTTAATCCTAGACTTTTATATTGGTCAATGTGGTATCAATCCTGATACTTTTTGGAAAAACACTTTAAATGAGAATGTAAGACTTTCTGAATCATTCCAAATAAAACAAAATTTAGAATGGGAGAGATTAAGATATGTAGCTACAATGATGATTAATTTAAAAGCTACTAAATCATCACAAAGAATACAGCCTAGTAAATTATTTAAACTACCACAAGATAAAATCATAGAATTGCCTAAGGCAAAACCATTATCTAAAGAGAAATTAGATTCATTAATAGATAAATGGAATAGTATTAAAGAATGGAAAAAAACGTAAGTTCTAAAATATTTATATTTGTTCTTAAATATTTCTTATGAATCAAGAACAATTACACTATCGAGTTACTGGTGATGCCAAAGGATTTAAGGGTGCAATAAATCAATCACAAAAATCCCTTACTGGTTTTCAATCACAAATCAAAAGTGCTACTTCTACTTTAAAATTACTTTTTGTTGGTGCTTTAGCTGGTGCTGGTGTACAAGCATTAAGAAGTGCTAAGCAATTTGATAAATCAATGACACAAATAAAAGCATTGGTTGGTATTGCAGGTGCTGAAGTAGATAAAATGGGTGAAACTGCCATAAAAATGGCTAGTGAAACTGGTAGAGGTGCAAATGAAGCGGCTGAAGCATTATTTTTTATTACATCAGCAGGTTTAAGAGGTAGTGAAGCAATGGAAGTTTTAGAGGCTTCTTTAAAAGCTGCGGCTGTAGGTCTAGGAGAAACAAAGACTGTAGCAGATTTAGCGACATCTGCCCTAAATGCGTATGGCTCTGCAAATCTTTCTGCAACTGAAGCGACTGATGTTATGGTTACAGCTGTAAGAGAAGGTAAGCTAGAAGCTAGTGAACTCGCACAATCTATGGGTAGAGTTTTACCATTAGCTTCAGCAATGGGAGTAGAGTTTCATGAAGTGGGAGCGGCATTTGCGGCACTATCTAGAACTGGTACTAATGCGGCAGAGGCATCCACACAAGTCAGAGGAATACTTGCATCATTATTAAAACCTACTCAACAAGCAGAAGAAGCGTTGAGAGAAATGGGTTTATCTTCAAAAGAATTAAGAACACAATTAAGAGAAGAAGGCTTACTAGCAACATTAGAAAGACTAAAAAAAGAATTTGAAGGTAATGATGATGCGGCGGCACAAGTATTTGGTAATGTAAGAGCATTATCAGGGGTATTAGATTTAATGGGTGCTAATGCTGATGGCACAAGACAGATATTTGATGCATTAACAAAATCGTTAGGTGCAACTAATGAGGCTTTTATAATAACAGAAGAATCAACTTCACAAAAATTAGATAAGGCTTTAGCAGAATTAGGAAATAACACAATTCCGATAGCGGAGAAGGCATTACTTGGATTAGTTAATGCTACTAATGGTTTGATTACTGCATTTAAAAGTTTAGGAAATGTTGCACCTAGAGAATTAGATAACATACAAAGAAGTATAGATAGAAATAAAAAATCTATGGAAGGCTTCAAAAAATCAGGAGAAGATGCCTCTAGAGTAATGAAAAATCTATTTTCATCAAAAGCATTATTTGGTAAAAATATAAATGAAAATAAACAAGAAGACTTACTACTTGCAAATATTTTAACATTTGAAAAAGGAGAGGATAAACCTAAAGAAGTATTCAATACTTTGGAAGAATTTAATAAAACTTTTAAAACAAACTTCAAAGATTTATCAGAGATTACCAATGAAGTTCAGTTTGAATTATTTTTATTAAATGATACTGCAAATCTTTTAACAACAACAACAAGAGGAATGGCAGAAGGTTTAGATTTCTCTAAACTTAAATTATTAGATTTTAAAACAGTTGTAGAGGAAACCTCTAAAACCCAACAACAATTAGCAATGGTTTCTAATATGGTTAGTGTTGGCATGAATTTATTTTTTGATGCTTTAAATGACCCTGAAGGTTTTGGTTCTTTCCTTAAAGGTATTAAAAAAGTAATTGCACAATTAATTAAACAACTTGCAATCATGACTGCAATATCGGCTGTAGCTTCTGCTTTAGGTCTTGGTTCATTCAAAACTATATTTGGTAAAATTAGTGGAATACCGGGACTTGCTGAAGGTGGTATCGTTACATCACCTACATTAGCAATGATAGGAGAAGGTTCACAATCTGAAGCTGTAATACCTTTAAATAGATTACCACAAATGTTAGGTGCTACTTCAGGGAATACAAGAGGAGAATTTACATTAAGAGGACAAGATTTAATTCTAGCTTTAGAAAGAGCTGGTGATTTTAGAGCAAGAATAACTGGTTAATGATATGGCATACGGTGAATTATATAGAGTTAATTTCTTTGACCCTGATGAACATAAGTTTTTATTACAGATATATGAAGATGGATATTCAGGAATTGTATCTAGTAATCTGACACTCGGTCCAAACCCAGTAGTTATATCATATCAACAAGATGATGATTTTTTCAATCCAATTATAGGTAGTTCTTGTAAATTACAATTCTATATAGAAGAAGGAACTGGTGGTGATGCTTGGGAACAAGAGAATACAAATTGGAATCTTGCTAACTTTTTATGGAATGCAGAGGGTAGTATAAATTTTTTAGAACCTAGTAATGATAGAGAATTTCAAGTTGTAGTTTCTTCAAGAAGAATTAATGGTACAAGTGATGCTTATGCTGTAGCTAATAGATTAAAAGATGATTCTGTAGATTTCACAACTTCCTTAGAAGTTGGTGATGTTGTTATAAATAATACAACTGGAGAAACAACAACTGTAGCACAAGTTAGTAGTGCTACTATTATAAAATTATCTTCAGATATTTTTTCTGATAGTGGTGGAGAAAGTTATGATATTTATAGAAAGTATTGGACTGGATTTATTATGCAAGATTCATTTAACCTTCCTTTACAATCTTTTCCTTTTCTTGTTGAGGCTTATGCATCAGATTTAATTGGAACTTTAGAAGGATATGATTATGAATTGACTACTGTAAGACCTTCAGCTTATGATGCGTTAAGAGAATGTCTAAGACAAATAAATTTAGAAAATGGTCAAGGTGATGCTGGTAAATCTTTAGATTTTTCATATAAATTTCTATGTAGATTGCAACAAACTTCTGCATCTTCTGTAACACCATCTAAGGGAAATCCATTTGCTCAAACATTTATTAATGACATACAAGCATTTAAAAATCAAAATGGTAATCCATTAGATGCAAAATTTATAATTAACAATTTATTGTTAATGTTTAACTGTAGAATATTCCAGCATAATTCTACTTGGACAATTATTTCAAATGATGCATTATCACTATCTGCATTTAATCAAAATTATTCTTCTAGTAATCCTTCACAGTTTATTACTTATGATAAAAATGGTTCTAATGAAAGTACATTATCTATTGCTGACCCTATAAAAAATATAAACAGCACACAAAATGCAGATACAATACAACCATTAAAAAGAGATTTAATTAAAAGTATAAGGAGACCAGCTATTAGAAATAGAGTTAATATAAGAATTAAAGATACACTACAATCAGATGTTACTAATGGTGATTTTGAAAGTGTTTCAGCACCTTCAGGTTCTATTCCTTCAGATGCTTATTCTATTAATAATTGGACTATAACAAACACAGCAAATACATTTGCAGTTGATAAAGATACTACTACTTATGGAATACCACCTTATCAGGGTAGTTATTCAATGTTAAACATAGGTAATGATACTACTGGTGGTGGTGCTACAACTGTTATTGCATCTAATAATACTGCAAGTTATAGTAATACCTTTCTATCTACTGATTTTGATTTTCAGTTTTCTATTTTTGCAGACCAGCCAGCAACTTATGATGGTAACCTATTAAATTATAATTTATACTTTAAATTATTTCTAACTCCTGATGGTGGTGGAAGTACAAGGTATTGGTCAGTTCAAGATAATGAATGGAAAACAGCAACATCTACTTTTAATAGAATTAATAATGATGTATCAAATGAATGGATAAGATATAATTTTAAAATTACACCTATTCCAGTATCAGGTGCTATTACAATAGAATTATATGAACCTGAAGAAGCTAATTTTCTAAGTGGCACAAATTTTAGAATGTATTTTGATGAATTTAAGTTGCAGGCTTCTACAGATTTAGAATATTATTCTACACTTGTAAATATTAGTGAATCTACATTTAGAAACAATAGTGGAGTAATACCACCAGTAGATGTGAGATTTGGACAAATAGAAGATAGAAGTTATAGTAATTCTCTTGTAAATTCTGCTGGCTCTCCAATTATTGCCTATCAGCATTTTGACAGAACATATACTGAAGATTTAGAAACAATGATGTGTAGATTGAGGTTAGCAGATATGAGTACAAATAATGGTAGATATGAAGGTACATTCAGAAAAACATCTGATAGTGATACTTATTTAACTCCTATAGATATGTTGACATTCCCTAAATTAAATTTCACATCATTACCAGCTAACCAAGACCAAATGGCTATAGATAACTTTGAATGGAATATTGCAAAGAATAGATATAAATTAAGAACACATACACCTAATCAAACTAATTTAACTGCATTTAGTGATGTTAGTTTCAATAGAGGTTACTTTGATTCAAGACCTGAAGATAGTGCTGACCCATTCATGCAATATGCTTATTTCAGGAATAGATAAAAAAAGGCAACCCATAAGAGTTGCCCAAAAATGAAAAATCAAAGATAGCTATTTTAAGCTAATATTTTTTGAATATTATACTTTTCTCCATACATAAAGAGAAACTCTGTTAAATCACTTC